TCTGCATAAGCAGGAGGAATATCAGCATCAACTATATAATCATATTGAGTCTTCTTCAAGTTACGTCTAATTTTTGACTGTGGTTTATCACCACTAAATAAATTTTTATATTGATTTTGTGCAAGTAAATTATATAAGATATGCATTTGTACTTATTCATGCATAAATGAAGCTAATCTATTGTGTCCCAGCAAACACATCTCTAAAAAGAGACTTCGAGGAGCGCTCTAGCGGGGAATCTCCACCTTACCCATTCTTCAGAGCTGTTCATTAACTTCAGTGAACAGATCTGACAGTAAACTGCAAGATGGGGGAGTATTTTGGTTCAGACTTGTCTCCTCAAGCCTTCGGACATTTTTAGATGATTGCTTATAACGCTCAACTAAGAGTTCCCATGTTGGAAATTCGTTGCCTTCATAATATAACTCTAATTGTAAGTCAGAGACCATTTCTAAAAAGAAGGCGCGCTTTTCAGTAAACTTCTTCTTTCCATAAAAGAAGTATTCCATAACAGCACTGTTCATAATCGCAATGCTTTGTTGTTCAGCGCAAATGGTTTTTGAGGGGACCCAAATCATTAGAGATTTGATAATAGAATCCTCCTCAAGAGGACACAGAAACCTTTCCAAATCTTCACTGTAAACCCACTTTCTTTTCAAGAAAGAGGTATCAGCAATGTTGATATATGGAACACTTTCTGCATCCTTTTCAGCCATTGTGTACTTGACACCATATGTATCTAAAGTTCCAGCAATAGCTGTATGGTTAAACCATGGAGCGTTCTTAGAGACTCCCATGATATTATCATCACCATAGGTCATAAGATGAACATTTGTTTTAAATGTTTCAATCTCATGATCAGGATTTAAAATATAGTAGCAATATCTCATATAAATAGAGTTTGCTAAACTATTGATGATAACTGTCAAAGGGTGTCCAGATGGATTACATCCATTGAACTGAATCAAATCTCCAAAGTAATCAACCATTGGATAAGCAGTATCTAAAGCTATTCCTTCTACAATTTTAACCTCATCTTC